GCTTTTTTTCTACCTGACACTGCTACTGGTCTTACTAGTGCAGTCGCAAACACACAGTCTTTCATTGACTTGGGTTGTATTGCTCTAAACAATCTTCTCATAGCCGGAGACTCTGCTTGAGTAACTCCTAACACATCACCTCTGCACAGTAAATCAGATGTGGCTTTGTCTTCCACAGGATAGTCTGTTAATCTTGTACAAGGATCAACTTCTAATAACTGACTAAGTCCTCTGTTGGCCAGTATGTCAACTTTTAGGTGTTCTAAATCTTCAACTTCATTTTTGTCCAGCAGGATTTGATTTTCCGCTGTGAATAAACTTTTTGGTAATTGTCTTCCAAACATTATTATGCCTCCGCAGTGTTTTGATATACATCTTTTTTTGCCCATCAATTTGCGTTCAATCCGTTTTGCTTCTACGGGATCAACACCAACTGATTCGTATGTGAATCTGCGAGGGAGTCTACCTTTTGCACCCAAACGTTTAGCCGCTTCACGCTTAGCCGACTTATCCTTATAAAGCACGTAGTTTGATATACGAGCCGAGCGTCCGGGCCACTGTTTGAATATTCTATTCATGACTTCTCCCTGACGATAATGGGGGAAATCAATATCAACATCAGGTAAGTCATCTCTGGTAGGATTTAAGAATCGTGCAATGGGTATGCCCCACTTCACAGGATCCACATCTGTTATGCCAAGTAGGTAACAGACCAAAGACGAACCAGCCGAACCACGAGTCATATGGGTGATATCTCTCGTAATTGCTAGTATGTCACATATTTGGATGAAGTAGTCTACGAAACGTAGTTGAAGGATGATGCGAGTTTCATCAGCAAGCCTTTGCGTGTATTCTTCTGTGCCTGGACATTGCCTAATAAATCTATCGTATAGCCTTGTTATGTCGTTTAGTTCTTTGTCTTTCATTTGCCTATGTTTTTTTTAGTTTGCCTGTTTTTGCCTTGAGCAATACTAATTATCTAACTTAGGAATTATAGTGGGGTTTTTTGGTATTGTCTTAATTTACTTTTTGGCACATCAACATCACGATGATCGCACACTGCTTTAATTACACAGTCGTCACATCCAGGCGAACTAGATCTGCATACCAACTTGGCGTGTGTTATTAACCACATATGAGCACCGTATTTGTATTTGTCGGGCGTGGTGTTGTTTACAGTTATACTTGCTTTTGCTTCATTAAGATTGTCTGCCCAACCCAGTCTCCATAATAATCTAAAAACGTGTGTATCAACTGCTATGTGTGGTTGCCCCCAAACAAATCTCATTACAATGTCAGAACTTTTCCTACCAACTCCCGGCAGTGTCATTAATTCTTTTTGTGTTTGTGGCACACGTCCATTAAAATTTTCTAACAACATTTTGCTTGTGGCAAGAATATTTTTGCTTTTAGCATTGTGAAGTCCTGCAGGTCGAATTGCTTCAATAACGTCTTCTTGAGATATTTTAATCATATCTTCTGGAGTGTCAGCAAGAGCAAACAGTTGTCTACAAGCCACAGCCGTTCTCTTATCTTGACTCTGTGCAGACAACATAACACCAATTAAACTAGTGTAGGCTTTGCTGTAAATTTTTGCTTTAGGTTTTTTGTTTGTGTATTGTGGATATGTTGTACTTAATTTTTCGTACAGATATTGTATGTCATTACTGTTCTTCATCCGAGTGCAATTCATTTAACAGTTGTCTTAGTTTTCCACCTTCTACTGTGGCTTTTACTTTGCCCACGTCGTCGCCTTTTCTAGGATCTATTTCTTTGGGTTTGTCTGGAGACACTTTGCTTTTTTGTTTCAATGAATCATATATAGTTGATGATTGTTTTTTGAACTGTTGATAATCTGCATCTTCAGCCAAGTCTCTAATTCTCAATGTATCAATATCAAATTCTAAATCTATTTTTTGTCCTACTCCCGAACTTGATCTTGTTTTCATAAACTGTATTTGATATCTGCCACGTTCTTTCATTGCTCTTGATGTGAATATACCAAACACGTTGTCTGCTGTTTGTATTTTACTTAGACCGCCACTAATGTGAGAATGATCAAATTCAATTTCTTCAACACTAGCTCTGTTCAACTGAGATGCTGTACACATCAGCATGTTGCTTTCTGCCGCTAAATTTCTTAGTTCTTCTGATACATACTTGTCTTTGATAAACAAGTCTGCTGGACTTATTCTTTTTGACTTAGGCATCATGAGATCCAAATAGTCAATCAAAACACAATCAATTTTCTTTTTATTTTTTAATTCTAATTCTTTAATATAAGATTTAACGTCCAACACTGTGCTTCCACTTGACAGATATTTGATTTGTAAGTTACCTGACTTCTTCGCTAACATCTTGACTTTCATTTCAACATTATCAATTTCAGGGAAAACTTTTCTTGTGGGTATACCTGTAATCATAGCATCAATTCTCATGGCTGTTAATGCTTCACTTAATTCAAAACTTATGTACAATGTGTTCAAGCCAGCAGTGGCCCAATTCACAGCAAGATTCTGCAAGAACAAACTTTTACCTGCACCTGATCCGCCTGCAAAAATATTAAGTTCTCCTCGGTTAAATCCACCAAACAGTTTCTTGTCCAAATTGGCCCACCCTGTACTAACTTGACCGTTGGAGTTTTTTAAGTTCTCCAATCTACCTTTTGGATCTTCAAAGTAGTCTGTACCCATGTCACGAGTCAATCCAATGTTGACTGCGTCTTTGACCTTGTCTTCAACAGGAGCATAATCACCTTTTTCTAATAAGTCTGCTGATTCAAGTATTGCACGTTCTAGTGCTTTGTGTCGGGAAAATTGTTCAAACTCATCTAGTAACCAATTGAAGTGACTTGGATCTAGATCTTTTGCTGTCTTTAATTTAATGTCATGTTTAGCATTGACTTGTTCAACCTCTGGCAACACTTTATATTCATCTACATAATCTTTTATAAATGTTGCAATTGGTTGTAATTTTCTATCAAAAGATTTAGGATCAAATATATTCTGAGCTCTAGCATATGATTCAGCATCTGCCATCATCATTTCTAAATATAATTTTTGTACATCAAAAGTATAATCAGCCATACATCTTTCTCTTTAAGTCTATTTTAAGTTTACTACTTTCTGTTGTTTTAAGTATCGATTGTATAGTAAACAGTCTACCATATTTTAACACAGCCTCCGCTACATCTCCAACCGTTTTATCCCATTCTGGAAAAGCAACACTCCATCCAAATTCTATTGCTTGATTTACAAGTTTTTGTCCAGGTGCGTCTCTGTCTGGTACAACAATTACCTGTCTGTTTAATCCATTAATAAGATCTCGCTGTGTATCATTTATCTCTGAACCAAGTATGCTAACACCAGAAATGGTAATTGCATCAAATGGTCCTTCTGTCACTAATACAAACTTTCTTGACCAATCTTGTGCGTCCATGTTGAAAACATAACCAGGTTGAACATCAGTAAAATATTTAACTTTTTCTAATGGCTCAAATAATCTGCCGGTGAAGCCTACAACATCACCACGCCAATAAAATGGAATTAATAATCTTTTGTTAACATCAAAATAATTATTCGAAGAATACATAAAGTCATACCAATCAGGACCAATACCTCTGCTTGTAAGATAATTCAACAAACTGTCAATATTTTTTTGTTCAGTGGCTGTCAGTGTTGTGTATTGTGTAAGCCAAGTTTCTAATTTTTTTGTTTGATTTGGCAATTCTTTTTTGTTAAATGACACAAATTTTTTCTTTTCATATTTAATATCACCTTCTTCATATCTCATTGCCTCTATTGCCAATTTACGAATTGTGTCGTCGGCAATTCCTATGTAGCTCATAAACAAACGCATTTTTTGTGAAAGTCTTCTGCCAATTTGATAACTGGCTTTGAAACCACAATTGAAACAGTGATAAGACACTGTGCCGTCAGCACTTGTCATTAGGCCTCCACGTTTTTTCTTGTCTTGAGTTTCTCCGTTGTGTATGCAACAAGGTGCATTGAAGGCAATCCAACCAGATGGTGTTTTTTTACGGCCAGCAGGCAACGATGTTAGAATAGTAGACTGGATCAGGTTCATAGTCTATATTTTACTGTCTGTATAAGATTTTGTCAATGGTGCCGGTATTACCACTAGCGTTGTCCCAACTAAATTTAATAAATTGGTAAACACCGTTGAAGTTGTAGTATTTGACACCTGTGCTTGGTAAGTCTGTAATTGTATTAATTGTGAAGAAGTCTGTCGCCGCAGGAGATGTTGTCATACTTCCTAACACTTTTAAGGTGCCAGTAAATCCGGCAGTGTAAACAGCAATGGTATGTAGTGCATCATTGTTGTTTTGTCCTGGATACCCTTGTATTGTTTCGTTGGAAACATATTTTAAAGGATAAGGATTGTTGCTGGTATTTGCTGAGAAGGATTCTGCAGTTTGACTTGCAACAAATTGCGGAAAGCCACCGTCTAGTATTTCTACTGAACCAGCAGAATTATATCCTGTATCAGCATAGGTTACTTGATATGAAGTGCTTGAACCATCAGTTAGTATTTCTCGCACAGAATAATTATAAAATTTGCTATCAAGACCTAGTAAATCACCATCTGATATGGTCACTGATGCTGTGCCTTTTGTTGCAGTAGATGAACCGTCATCTAAAATGCTTAATGTACGTGTTAAAACTGCTTTTTTGCTTTCAGTATCGATGAGAGCAAACTCAAATGTCTTGCTTGTAACGTCCTGTGCTTTTTGATCTTCGTTCTTAAAGGTGAAAGTGACAGGGTTTGAAACTCCTCTGAATATTTTTAATCTTCTGTCGTACACTTTAGAATTTCTCCCGTGATAACCATTTATATAGGCTATTACCAAATTTGTAAGTAAATACCTTGATACTGTTTGCATATAGCATATTTAACAGTATTTATTGAATAGCATGAATGAAGTTTTTGAAACATTAGGAAAGAAATTTCCCTTTTTATCACTGATACGCAAGGCAGACCTTGAGTTTATTGGAATCATATCTAATCAAGATAGTCAAGTAACTAGTTTCTATGATTACGGTAGAATACTATTGCCCGAGGACAAAATGAAATATTTAAAACTTGGTGAAACTTGGTGGTGGGAGTCCAACAGAAAAATACCAATTAATATATTTTTAAAAGGTGATTGGAAGTATTTTAGATCAACGCTTATAGCAATTTCTACTAAAGATGCAGAAATCGTTCACGGCCAGTGTGTGCGGTTAAGT